TGCTGGCAGATTTGGCGATTGGCGCTTAGATTTAGAGGTTACTTGGCGAGCAGATGTTGGCCGATCTCTAACCAGTGCAGAGCAAATGGCCCACAGTCGAAGGCTTAGTGAGTCTAAAAAAGTGCGCGATGCAGAGATGGCTCAAAAGCGTGAGGTGGCAAGCCACACAGTTGAGATGATCTGGACTAAATGCACTGGCTCAGAAGACACTCACCCGTACCTGCAGCAAAAGGGCGTCAGCTCTCACGGCTCAAGGGTAACTGGCGATGGCAGACTAGCTCTACCGCTATATGGTGAAGACGATAGCATCAGCAGTCTGCAGTACATTAGTGCAGACGGTAGTAAACAGTTTCACGCTGGTGGTGCAGTGTCAGCAAAGTTTTGGACTTTAGGCACGATGGACGAGTCTGGACCACTGTTTATAGCCGAAGGATTTGCTACATCGGCTACCATTTACGAGGTCACAGGCAGGCCGTGCGTGGTGGCTTACAGTGCCAGTAATATGCCAGCAGTTGCAGAGCTCATGCGTGAAAAATACGGCGCTGGGCAAGAGATTATTGTCGTTGCAGACAATGACGAGCATGGCGTTGGCAAAAAGTATGCAGATCAAGCCAGTGATAAAGCTGGCGCTAAAGTGGTCATGCCGCCCATTAATGGTGACGCAAATGACTACGCAAAGGAGACCAGCTATCAAGATCTTCTGGACCTGCTTATGCCTCCATCAAGCAGCATTTATGACGCGCTTAGAGTCATCAGTGGTGATGCATTATCCAGCGAATATCAGGCTCCAGACGAACTAATTCAGGACATGATTGTGCGTAAATCGCAGTCAATGTTGTTTGGAGACAGTAACTCAGGCAAGACCTTTTATGCCTTATCTATGGCCCATTCGATCTGTGAAGGGGTGCCTTTTATGGGCAAGCAGGTAGAAAAGGGAGCGGTTATATACCTCGCTACCGAGAGCCCAGCGAGCGTTATAAGTCGCGTTCAAGCCATAAAAGACTACCATAATTGTCACATGGCTAACCTATTTATCGTCCAAGTTCCCATCAATTTCTTCACATCAGACAAGCATTCTACCGAAGTTATTGCTTTAGTTAAGCAGGTCGAGCACGACACTGGCAGCAAGGTTAATCTGATCATTGGAGACACCTTGGCACGCATGACGGCGGGTGCAAATGAGAACTCTGGCGAAGATATGGTACCGATCCTTCAGCGCTTAGATACAGTTGTTTACGAGGCTAACACTGCCTTCTTAACCATTCATCACAGCGGTAAAGATGCCTCCAGAGGAGCCCGTGGTAGCTCAACCATTAGGGCTCATATCGACACAGAAATCTACGTTGTGGAGGAGAATCTGCAGCGTACTGCCACTATAACTAAGCAACGAGAACTCGCATCAAAGGGCGTGGAAATTCCGTTTAAATTAGATGTTGTAGAGATGGGTATCAGCAAATTTGGCGAGCAAGTCAGCACCTGTGTCGCCGTATTTGATGACGAAGAACGGGCACAGAAGGTCAAAAAAGACTCCAAAATAGAGAAGAATAAGAAACTTTTAGAGCGTGCTTGGTGGTCTGGTGGGGCAGAAGTTAGGCCATTAAATGGTGGAAATGTGCCTTACGTGAGCATCTCAGCCTTCAAAGAAATGCTTAGAAATGACGGATTGAAGTCTGGATCTGTGAGCAATTATATGAAAATGAGCTATGAAAACGGACCAATATCAGTGCTAACAAACGGTGAAATCATCACCAAATATGAGCACGGTTATGTAATATTAGATCTTGTAATGGCCTCTGCATTCATGCTTAGAAAGGGTACATAAATGTACAATTGTACTTATTTGTACAATGTACCTTTTAACGCTAAATTGGACGTATTTAGGTACAAAAAAGTACAACAACCCTATAGGGGTTGTACTTTTGTACCAAGTACAAAGCCCAAGAATTTGTACGGTAGTTAAGAACAGAACTAAAGTGATAGAATACGATCAATTAGGAGAGTTAATATGAAGAATGTAAATCACTACGAAAAAGATGGAAAGCTGTTTGCTGGCAAAACTCACGATCACAACGGGCAGTTGATGACTGGTGCTAAGATGAGCAAGAGCTCTAGAAAGTTACTGCACTATGGTGCGCTCAATGAGTCGGCCAAGAAGAAAGCAAGAGCTCAGTGGTAAACGGAGGTGATTGATGAAGTATAAAGATTCTGAAAAACAGAAGTTTGTGGATAAGGTCTGCACGATGATGTCTGGTGGTCTTCCTTGTGGAAAGTCGTGCGTCAAGGCTGGCGTTCCGAAGTCTACTTTTCTCGGCTGGGTGAAAGCCGGAGGCTCATTGGCCGACCAGTACGCGAGCGCGCGCGAGGCAATGATACACGCAATTGCTGAGGAAGTGCTACATATTTCCGATTCTGAGCCAGTTACTATCGTTGATCAGCACGGCATCAGTCGCTATGACTCAGCGGCAGTTCAGCATCAGCGTCTACGTGTAGACTCTAGAAAGTGGCTGCTCAGTAAGATGATGCCAAAAGTTTACGGCGACAAAACTACACAAGAGGTGACTGGCGCTAATGGTGGTCCACTAACGATCACAGCTCTGGATCTAAAGAACCTGACGGACGATGAGCTGGACAACATGGACTATTTGATGGCGAAAGGATCGGCTGAAGCGGAAAATAAATGAACTCAATGTCTCCCTCGGTTGTAGCTCAGGCGATTAAGTTGGAGCGTGAGCGAAGAGCTGCGTCAGCTTCTCTATACGAATTCGTTCGACAGTCGTGGCACGTTGTAGAGCCTGGCGTTCCGTTCATATCTTCGTGGCACATACAAGAGATCTGCGAGCACTTAGAAGCGATTAGCTCTGGCGAGATACGCAAGCTCTTGATAAATATTCCTCCACGGCACTCCAAGTCTACAATCGTCAGCGTGATCTGGCCCATGTGGGAGTGGCTGACGGACCCAGCGCAGAAGTTTCTATGCGCGTCTTACTCTGGAGCCCTGTCGATAAGGGACAACTTGAAAGCTCGCCGGCTGGTGCAATCTCCTTGGTATCAAGAACGCTGGGGCCATATGTTCAAGCTTTCTGGCGATCAGAACGCCAAGCAGCGCTTTGAGAACTCTGAGACCGGCTACCGCATCGCAACATCGGTTGGCGGCACAGCGACAGGTGAGGGTGGCTCTAGGCTACTACTGGACGATCCACACGCTGCCCAAGAGGCTCAGTCAGATGCTATCCGAGAGTCATCGCTTGAGTGGTTCGATCAGGTGTGGTCTACCCGACTAAATGACCCTAAACGTGACGCTATGGTGACAGTCATGCAGAGATTGCATGAGCGAGACATCAGCGGCCATGTGCTTGAAGATATTGGTGGGTGGGAACACCTCATGATCCCGGCAGAGTGGGACGGCAAGCGCAGGACTACCAGTTTAGGTCCATACGATCCTCGGACTGTTGAAGGCGAGCTGATATGCCCAGAGCGTTTCGGTGAGCAAGAAGTTGCAGATCTCAAGCGCTTGCTTGGTGTTTACGGCACGGCTGGTCAGCTGCAGCAAGATCCGAATCCATCTGAGGGCGGCATACTAAAGACTGACTACATTGAGATGTGGCCGCACAAGCGTGGCCTGCCGCCGTTTGAATACATACTGCAAAGCTACGACTGTGCGTTCACTGAGAAGACAACTGGCGACCCGACAGCGTGCAGCGTTTGGGCAATCTTCACTCATGACGGGAGGCGCAATGTCATGTTGATTGACGCATGGGATGAGTACCTAGGCTACCCAGACTTGAGAGCTAGGGCGATCAAAGACTGGGCAACCGAGTACGGCGGCATGAGCAAAGACAGCGAGTTCTCTAGACCACGCAGACCTGACCGTATACTGGTCGAGGCTAAAGCTTCAGGTCAATCATTACTTCAGGATCTAAGATTGGCCAACGTACCAGCAATCGGCTACAATCCTGGTAACGCTGATAAAGTTAGCCGAGCTCATCAGGCAGCTCCGACACTGGAGCTAGGCATGGTGTGGATACCTGAATCAAAGAAGAATCCAGGACACTTCGTAGGCTGGGCCCACGACTTCGTCAAGCAGCTATCTAAGTTTCCTGTGGC